TCTTCAAAGATCTTGATGAGTATGAATTTAATATTATATGGGGAAGAATATATCAATCATACTTTAGGGAAGAATTATCATATGAAGAATTTCAACAAGAGAATATGACAGATGCAAGTTACTGATATCACTACCTTATAATTTAAGTTGACTTACCATACATAATGGGATATAATATCATTATAACATTACGTAGGTTATGTCAAAAGGATTTACAGTTAAAGCGAAATCCCCTGTGGTAAAAAAAGAAGCAGAGTGGGATTACGATAAAGCAAGAGAACTCATTAAAGGAAAGACAGTAGTATTCTGTTTACCAGGTCGTGGAGTTTCATATCAATTTCTAAAGAGTTTTGTACAGTTATGCTTTGATCTTGTCCAAGCACAGGCTTCGATACAGATCTCCCAAGATTATTCATCAATGGTTAACTTCGCAAGATGTAAGTGCTTAGGTGCTAACGTCTTAAGAGGACCTGATCAGAAACCTTGGGATGGTAAGTTACAGTATGACTATCAGTTATGGATTGATAGTGATATAGTATTCAATACAGAGAAGTTCTGGCAATTAGTTCTAATGGATCAGGATCTTGCTGGTGGTTGGTATTGTACAGAAGATGGTAAGACTACATCAGTTGCTCATTGGTTAGAGGAGGATGACTTCCGTACTAATGGTGGTGTGATGAATCATGAAACCATTGAAAGTATCTCAAAGAGAAAGAAACCATTTACAGTAGACTATACTGGTTTTGGTTGGTTACTCATCAAGAATGGAGTATTTGAGCATGAAGGTATGCCATATCCTTGGTTCGCTCCGAAGATGCAAATCTTTGAAAGTGGCGAAGTCCAAGACATGTGTGGCGAAGATGTCTCATTCTGCTTGGATGCAAAGGAGGCAGGTTTCGAGATCTGGTGTGATCCAAGAGTTCGAGTCGGTCATGAGAAGACAAGGGTAATCTAATGACTCGTTATAATATTCTAATTGATGGCAAGGTTGCTTATGAGGATCTCTCTCAAGACGAGTATTTTAACACTATGGAGGATTTGGCACAGGACTTCTATATCGATGGAACACCAGATCCTTCTCATATTAAAACTGAATTTATTGAAGATTAATTATGGCAAAAATGTTTAACGCTAACGGTGTTGAAACAGTAGAATCAAAACCGAAAAAAACTCGTCAAGGAACAGGAAAGCATACAAAATATGCCCCCACATCCCGTAACTCGTCTCGTAAAAGATACAGAGGTCAGGGGAGATGAGTCAATCCCCCGAAATCACGGGCTATAGAAATCACGACAACTTTATTTCCGAATATCAAAGTAACCTTGATGGAGATAAATTTGTCGATTTTTATGAGCGTATGGCATCTGCTGGTGCTGGTCTAATTACTCCTCGTAGTACAGGTGCAGTAAAGAACGAACAACTGTTTCTTACACAACTATTACAGCATGAAGAACAGAGTGTCTATAATACTACATTACCAATCGCACAGGATTGGAATCATATTGTAATGAGTGTACTTAATCATTACATGGAAACATATGAAATACTTAAAAATACTCCCTTTGAGTACAAGTATTGTAAACTACAGAAGACTCGTCCCTCTGAAGGGTATCATACGTGGCATCATGATGCATGTGCTCCTGACACCTATCGTAAGTTAGTCGTCATTACTTACTTAAATGATGGATTTGAAGGTGGAGAGACTGAATTCTTATATCAAAGGTGTAGGATTGCTCCAAAGAAAGGTAAAATCATTGTTTTTCCTGCAGGATGGACTCATACACACCGTGGAAATCCACCTTTAACTGGTAATAAGTACATTATGAACGGTTGGATTGAGGAATTTCCGCAGAATTCTTATCAACATGGCATAAATTAAGAAATCTGGTATAAATAACAAGAGAAATAATATACATTGCTTCGTCAATGCCGATTAAGCGAACATCTAGGGCATTTAAAGACATAAGTTTGTCGTTTATGCCCCACCCAGTTACCAATGATATGCCCGTTCTACTTAATGAACGTGCAATTGCTAGGTCAGTTAGGAACATAGTGGAAACTATACCTACTGAGAAGTTCTTTGACCCCTTATTCGGTTCCAATGTGAGAGGAATGTTGTTTGAGAACTATACTCAGACCACTTCTTATGTAATTGAAGATCAAATTAAGACTTCAATTAGAAACTATGAACCTAGAGTGAACAATATTAGAACTATTGTTCAGGGAAAACCAGATTTGAACGCTTTTGAAGTTACAGTTGTATTTGATATTGTTGGTTTAGAGGTTCCTCGTCAATCTTTTACCTTTTTGTTAGAACCTACCAGATAAGATAATGCCATTCACCCAATTTAGTACGCTAGATTATGATCAGATCAAAACTCAGTTAAAGGATTTCTTACAATCCAACTCAAATTTTACTGATTTCGACTTTGAAGGGTCTAATTTTTCTGTTTTAATAGATGCCTTAGCATATAATACCTATATTAACGCATTTAATGCCAATTTAGTGGTAAATGAGTCGTTTTTAGACTCTGCTACTGTAAGAGAGAACGTAATATCACTTGCCCGTAACATTGGATATGTACCTAGATCTAAAACTGCAGCAACAGCAACAGTTAATTTTGATGTACAGATACAAGATAGTAATAATGACATAAAGCAACTTAGAATAAGACCTGGCATTGTATGTGTAGGAAATGCTAATAACACAAACTATAGATTTTCAATTTCAAACCCTGTTACAGCAAACGTAGCAACTAATACTCTAGGTCAAAGAGTAGCATCTTTTGAGAATATCGAAGTAAGACAGGGAACTGCAGTTGAAACTAGGTTTTTAGTTAATACTGGTCAAGATCAAAGGTTTATTTTAGATAATTCTCAGATTGATACCTCAACTATAGTAGTTAAAGTCAAAGGAGTTAATGAATTAGGTGAAGGTAGGGAGTATAAAAAGATTGATAATATCCTTAACTTGAATAAAGATTCTGAAATCTTCTTAATCCAAGAGGTTCAGGACGAAAAAGTAGAAATTCTCTTTGGTGATGGTTTCTTTGGTAAAAAACTTGAGAATAATGCCCAAGTTTTAGTCAGATATATCGTAACTGATGGTGCTGAAGGTAATGGAGCAGGTGGAAAAGAAGGATCTACAGGTGTATTTGACTTCCAAGGAACATGTGATTATCTTTTAACTAATAATATTGACACTGTACCAGTAATACCAGTCGATACTGTAACAGTAACTACCGTTAATCGTGCCTCAAATGGGTCTGAGAACGAAGATTTAGCGTCAATCAAGTATTTGGCTCCTAGACTATATTCGGCACAATACAGGGCAGTTACGCCAAGAGATTATGAAGCGATAATACAGTCAATTTATCCTGCAACAGAGTCTGTTGCGGTTGTTGGTGGTGAAGAATTAGATCCACCACAGTTTGGTAAGGTAAAGATTAGTATTAAACCAAAGAATGGAACATTTGTTTCTGATTTTGATAAGCATCAAATTAAAAATAAATTAAAGAGTTATGCTATTGCTGGTATTAATTCGGAGATTGTTGACCTTAAAATACTATATGTGGAGATTGATTCAACAGTTTACTATAATACTTCGCAATTCTCAAGTGGTAATTTACTAAGAAGTAGTATTGTTAACACTCTTCAAAAGTATGGTAATAATGTAGAAATTAATAAATTTGGTGGTAGATTTAAATTTAGTAAAATTAACCAACTGATTGATAGGGTTAACAATGCTATTACTTCTAATATCACCAAAGTGAAAATTAGAAGGGATATGAAAGTCTTGATAAACCAATTTGCACAATATGAATTATGTTATGGTAATCGTTTTTATATAAATCAAGCAGGGTTTAATATAAAAAGTACTGGATTTAATATTTCTGGATATCCAAATACTGTTTATTTGACTGACATTCCAAATAAAAATAATATAGGTGATTTGGATGGTAGTAAAAAGGGTGTTTTATGTATTGTATCCAAAGATGATAAGAATGAAATGAAGATTGTTAAAAAGGATGTTGGTACAGTTGATTATAACAAAGGAGAACTTCTTATTAATACTGTTAACATTACATCTACAGTCTCTGCCAACGATTTAATTGAAATACAGGCATTTCCAGATTCTAATGACATCATAGGATTGAAGGATTTATACCTCAGTTTTGACGTTTCAAATAGTAAGATAAATATGGTGAAGGATGTAATTGCTTCTGGTGAAGACGTTTCAGGCGTTGTATTCTCAAGAGACTATTATACATCAAGTTATTCTAACGGATCAATAGAAAGAAAGTAGAATGAGCATAGAATTTGACAAAAGAGTACAAGTCAATAAAATAATAGAAAGTCAGTTACCCGAATTCGTGGTAGCTGATTTTCCATTAGCAACTGATTTTCTAAAGCAATACTATATTTCTCAAGAGTATCAAGGTGGTGCTACTGATCTAATTGATAATTTAGATCGATATCTTAAGGTTGATAACCTAGTTCCAGAAGTTATTACTGGAACAACTAATCTACCTGCAGATATTAGTGCTTCTGACACAACTATTACAGTTGCTTCAACTAAAGGATTTCCTAGTTCTTACGGTCTTATTAAGATTGATGATGAAATTATATCATATACTGGTAAAACAGACACTACTTTCACTGGATGTATTCGTGGTTTTAGTGGTGTAAGTGGATATAATGTAGGCATTTCCTCTTCATTATTAGATGTTAATAGGGAAAGTTTAGTATTTAATGAAACTAATGCTCTTTCTCATAATATTAATTCAATAGTTACCAATTTAAGCGTACTATTTTTACAAGAGTTTTATAAGAAGATAAAAAGAACCTTTTTACCAGGTTTGGAGGATGAAACATTTCATCCTGGTATTGATGTTGGTAACTTTATAAAGAATGCTAGATCATTCTATCAATCAAAAGGTATTCAAGAGTCTATAATAATACTATTCAAACTTTTATATGGTGTTGATGCTAAGGTATTAGATCTTGAAGAACGTTTAGTAAAACCATCAACTGCGGAATTTATTCGTAGAGAAATAGTTGTTGCAGAAGCAATATCTGGTGATCCATATAATCTAGTAGGACAGACAATATTCAAATCAAATGATACTGGAACTAATGCTTCTGTATCTGAAGTTGAGATTATAACAAGAGAAGGTAAAACTTATTATCAACTATCATTATTTGTTGGATTTGACGATAGAGATACAATTCAAGGAACTTTTAGTATTCAAGCAAAAACTAAAGTTTTAGAATCAGTTTCTGTTGGATCTTCTATTATCTCCGTAGATTCTACTATTGGTTTTGGTAATACAGGATCACTTATTGCTAAAGATCAAAATAATGTTATTACTTACACTAATAAGTCAATAAATCAATTCTTTGGGTGTTCTAATATTCTTACTACTATTGATCAAGGAAATGGTATAAGAACTTCTGAAAATGTATATGGGTATGAAAATGGAGATATATCTAAAAAATGTGAAATAAGAATTACTGGTGTTCTATCTAAGTTTGTTGCTGGTGAAGATATATCATTAGTCTCTGAACGTGAAGAGATTTCTATAAAGAATGTTGGTGAAGTTATACTAAACACACCAGAGACTACTCAATCATATAAGGAAGTTTTTGCTAATAGTTGGATCTATAACACTAGTTCTAGATATCAGGTTTCAAGTATACAGTCAGGACAAACCTCCTTTACTTTATTAAGTACTATTGATAAATCAAGTTTAAAAGTTGGTGATAATGTTAGCTTCTTAAGAAGAGGCACTATGTCAGTAGTTGGTGGTGGTATAATTAAGAGAATTGATTCTTCTAATGTAATTACTCTAGATGGAGTATCATTTATTACAGGAGAACCAAATTCAGGTGCTAAGTATGATTTAAGAAGAAATTTAAATAAAGTAAAAACTACCGATTCAGTAACAATACCTGGAACTTCAATTGGTATTGGGGCATCAAATAGTGTTATTCTTTCAGATATACTAAACGTTTATGTTGATGGTAAAAAAGATGGTTATGTTGCTTCTAACTCATTACCAAGTCGTACACTTAAATTAGAACAGTTTGTATCAGAACTTCATTATCCATTAAGTGGAATTTCACCTATTCAAGATGATCAGGTTGGTACTGCTTCTACTAATGCTACTCAAATAGATCCTATTAGTGGATTAGAATATGACTTTAGTGCGTTTAAATTAGCAACTCCAACAAAGTTTATTACAGGTAATGATGTCATCTATCAGGTGAGAGATTCTGCAGGTAATGATGGAATTCCATTTAATGGTTTAGATGATGGTGAAACTTATTATGTAAGTATTGCTGAAGGTTCTGATAGAAAAACTATAAGTTTATATAACTCCATTAGTGCTGTTGGTAGTGCTAGTAGTGTAACTTGGAATGATCCAGTTGGAGCAGGTGGTACACATGTTCATAGTTTCATTCTTAAAGATCATTATCAAAGACAGTTATATGAGAATAGAATCTTAAGAAAATTCCCATTATCTCAAGATTTAAGTGTTACTACAGAGAAAGATGTACCTGTAAATGATATTGGTGTTTTAATAGATGGTGTTCAGATAAGATCTACCATAGCAAATGAAACCATGTCATATGGTCCTGTGTCGTCTATTGATGTATATAATAGCGGTACTGGATATGATGTTGCTAATCCACCAAAACTATCAATAGAAGCACCTTTAGATTCGGATGGTACAATTGCTTATGCAGAACCTATTATTAGCGGAACTGTTAAAGAAGTTCTTGTAGATGAGCAAAACTTTGATATTGATAGGGTTTTATCTGTAAGTTTAACTGGTGGTAATGGTAAAGATTGTTTATTGGAACCAATAACTGGTCCAAGATTTAGAGAAATTCAATTTGATAGTAGAGATATATTCTTCTCAGGTGGTTTAGATATACAAGAAGAAACAATAACATTTAAATCTGATCATAATCTTGTTGATGGTCAAAAAGTTTTTTATAATAGTAATGGACAAGATTCTGTAGGAATTACTAAATTCAAAGAAGTTAGTAACGTTGTTACTGAATTTTTAGTTAATGGTGCACCTTATTTTATTAAGGTTATTAATCCAAAGAGGGTATTCTTATTTAAAACTGAAGCAGATGCCATGTTTGGTGTCACTGGTATTAATACCATAGGATTTTCTACCGCAACAAGTGCTGCTGGTTTCCATAAGTTTAGAACAGAATCTAAGAATACTCTAAGAAAGGTAAAGGTATTAAATTCTGGTTATGATTTCCAATATAGAAAATTACCTGTAAATCCTTCAGGCATTTCAACCTCTTTTGATAGTGTTAATTTTAATAATCATGGATTTGGAGATGGTGATTTAGTAGAATATTCTACTATGGTTGGAATAGGGTCTACTCAACCAAAAGCAATTCAGGGATTAGATACCACTCATTCATATAATGTTATTAAATTAAATGACAATTCGTTTAGATTAGCGGATGCAGGAATTGGTGGAACATCTACTGTAAATTATGAAAGAGGTAATTATGTTGGATTAAATTCTACTGGTACTGGTTATCAGGTATTTAAATATCCAGATATAAAAATAGATGCTAAAGTATCATTTGCTTCATCAGTTACTGGATCATTTACATTTACTCCAATTGTTACTGGTGAGATAACAGGTGCTTATCTATATGATCAAGGTAGTAAATATGGATCAAAAATCTCTGGGCATTATTTTAATCCTCAAGTAACAATACAAAATGGAAGAACTGCTGAAGTAAAACCAATAATTGAAGGTGGAAAAATTGTTGATGCTTTTGTAGTTAATAAAGGAAAAGAATACTTCTCATTACCAGAACTTAGTGTAGTTGGATCTGGAACAACTGGTAGTGGAGTACAATTAAAACCAGTTATTAATGAATTGGGTCAATTAGATGATATTATTGTAATTAATCCTGGTATTGGTTATTCTACTAATACAAGTATATTTGTAGAATCTAGGGGCAAGAATGGATTATTAAATGCTAAAATAAGAAAATTATCTATTGATAATTATCAATGGCAGGGTATAGATCATCTTGAAAATCTTAATAATGATCTATTACAATATAGTATTCATGCTTATGATCAAGATATAGCAGAATCATTTAATGATATTGGGGGTGTTACTAATGCTGGAGTAGGAACACACTCAGCATTAATTGGATGGGCATATGATGGCAATCCAATATATGGACCTTTTGCTTATAAAGATCCTAATGATATCAACTCTGGAATCAAAAGAATGGAATCCAGTTTTGTTAATAACACATCATACTCTGATAGACCTTCTGTAGGAGAATATCCTTCTAAGTTCTTTATTGAAGATAATGTTTATGATGGATCTGGTGATTTAGACATCCATAATGGAAGATTTGGTAAAACTCCAGAATTCCCAGATGGTGTATATGCATATTTTGCTACTAGAGATGCTAATGATAATCCAGTATATCCATATTTTGTTGGTCCAACATATAGATTACCTTATATCGAGGAAAATACTACATTAGATCAATCATTTGATTTTAATAACTCTAATCTTTCTAGAAACACATTACCTTATAAAGTTAATGAAGAGTTTGCTGATAATGATTTTATTATAGAATCCAATGAAACAATTAAGCAAAAATCAATTGTTGAGTCTGTAACTAGGGGTGTTGTAGATACATTCCAAATATTAGATGGTGGTGATGGATATAAAGTTGGTGACTTTACAGTATTTGATGATGATGGTACTAATGGTGTAGGTGCTAGAGGACAGGTTGATGAAATCGTTGGTATTGGAGTTTCTAGTATCAATACTGAATTAACTTCCTTTGATAAAGCAGTATTTGTTTGGGAATCTGCAGATACTGTTACTGCTCATCATTTACCGAATATAGAATTAAATGATCAAGACACTGTTTTGATCTCTGGATTAAGCACTGCTAATTATAAATTAAATAATTCGTTTACTGTAGGTGTTAGTACAGATGTTATTGGATTGGCAAAAACAATGTCACTCAATAATAACAGTGCTGGTATTACTGAAGATATCTACGTTAATTACATACCAAATACAGTTTCAATTGGTGGATCTCTTAGAGTAGGTGATGAAGTACTGAAGGTATTGAATCTTTATAAGATAGGATCTATTATTAGGGCATTTAGACCTTCATCAGGTATTGCTCATACTCTTGGATCACAAATTGACGTATTGAATACAAAGATTAGTATTCCAGTTAAGACCACTCCATTTAACTCCGATCTTAATTTAATTGAGCATTTTAATGGAACTCTATCAGTTGGTATTGGTACTACATCAGGAAGTGTTATTGATTATGCTATAGGAGAGTCTACAAAGTCAATTAATGTCCCACCACAAAGCATTTATTTACCATCACACCCATTTAAAGGTGGAGAAAAAGTTACTTTCACAAAGAGACCTGCTAAATCCTCATTCTTAGTAGGTAGAACAGTAGATGCTGCTAATCAATTCTATATTCCTGATCAAACTACATCTACCATAGACCTTTATATTGTTGATAAAGGAACTGATTATATTGGACTTGCTACTAATGTTGGGGCAGCAAATACTGAAGGTGGTTTATTCTTCTTTGGAAATGGTGATGACGATTATCAGTATCAGTTAGAAACTAATTTTACCCAATTAACAGGTAATATTGATAGAATAGTTTCCACAGTAACCACTAAAATTGGTGCTGCTAATACAACAACTCATGGATTGCAGAATGGTGATAGGGTTAGTCTTAATGTTGTACCAAACACTACAGTAGGATTAGGTACAACTTCACCACTAGTCTTAGATTATAATGAGCAATATCAGAAATTATTAATTAATACTGTAGGTTTTGAGTCTCCTGATGTTGATATTGTTACTAATTCCATAACAATTACTGATCATGGTTATAAAACTGGGGATAAAGTATTTTACGATAGTACTGAAGTAGCTACTGGACTCACTACAGGATGTTATTATATTCATGTATTAGATTCAAATAAATTTAATTTATCAGAAACTTATACTGATACATTTTTGACTCCACCATTATTTGTCAATATTACTGGAATTGGTGGAAATTATCATAAGTTATCTTTAGTTAATCCTAAGATAGATGTTGTTAAAAATTCTAAATTAACATTTGGTGTTGGATCTACTAATCTAGCAGGTTATAATCTTAAATTCTTCTATGATCATGAATTTAAGAATGAATTTGTAACTGCTGGTGATCTTAATGAATTTAATGTTAGTGGTATAGGAACAATTGGTGTTGGTACATTCTTATCCAGTCCCGTTGTTGGTGCTGCAGTATCGATAGGATTCTCCACAGCAGTTCCTGCTATTTTATACTATGCTTTAGAGAAAGGTGGTTATATTAGTACTTCTGATAAAGATGTAAAAAATTATTCAAAGATTGTATTTACTGATAGTAAGTATTCTGGTGAATATAATATATTTGATTCTACTACTGAGACATTTAAGTTCTCTCCTAGATCAATTCCAGAAGTTTTAAAATATGAAGAAGATCAATGCGATAAACTTGAATATTCTAGTAAGTCTGGAAATGTAGAAGGACCTATTAAGAATATTAGATTAATTTCTGAAGGATCTAGTTATAAGAAAGTACCAAAATTCCTTTCAGTTAATAGTGTAAGTGGATCTAACGCCAATATTGTAGCAATATCAACATCAATTGGTAGAATCAATGATTTGAGAATTGTTGATGTTGGATACGAATATTCTTCAGACAGAACATTGAGACCAGAGGCATTTATATCACCAGTTGTTAGAATTGATGATTTAGACTTTATTGATAGTGTCTCTGTTGTTGATACTGGAACTGATTATCTAAATGCACCTGATTTAGTTCTAATTAATCCAGAAACGGGCGAAGTTGTTGACGATACTTCATTAGAAGCGTTAGTTCCTAATCAAGGTGTTGCTGGAGTTAGTGTAATTGCTCCTATAAAAGGATTAGAATCTATAACACATAGAGTTATTGCTATTAATAATTCAAATGGAATTGGTATTAATTCCATGACAGTTATCAATAATACTACTGCTAGATGTGTGATGGAGACTCCAATTAATGGATATACTCAAGCACCATTTGCGATTGATGATGAAATATTTGTTGAAGGTATTCAATTATTTGGAGAATCTGGTATAGGTACTCAAACTTCTTCAAATACTGGTATATCAACAGATGGTGATGGATGGAACTCCTCAAATCATGGATATCAGTTCTTTAAAGTTAAATCTTATATCTCGGCAAATCCAGATATTTTAGAATTTGATTTAGCAGGAATAACGACTAATCCAGGAATTGCTAAGACATATCAATCAGGATATGCCAATGTTATAAACAGAAATAAGTACCCAGTATTTGCACCTGTTCAAGGTAGATCTAAATTCTCAATTAATGAACCATTATTAGTTAAAGAAGGTCAAACAAATACATTCCAATCTAAAGATCTTAAGGCGATTGATATTAGAGAAGATTTTATCAAAACATCAGGACTTCATGTTCTGAAGATTGGGGATAGAATCGCTGGAGAATTTAGTGGTGTTACTGCTACAGTTACTGGAATTGTGGCAAATTCTGCTAAATTTGATGTTGACTTCTCAAATAGAAGAGAGATTGGATGGAATGATAATACAGGACTTTTAAATGAAGATTTCCAAGTATTACCTAATAATGATTATTATCAAAACTTATCATACTCTGTTAGAAGTTCTAAAGCGTGGGATGATTTTGTAGATCCTCTGAATAGGGTCATACATCCAGCAGGATTAAAGAATTTTGCTGATACGTTAGTTGAGACTAATGTTGATGTTAGAGTGGGTCTAGGAAGCACTGAACCATCAAGTGCAGTGGTTATTCTAGATGTATTCGGTGAGAGAAGAGTAGATACAATTAATGACTTTGATTTGGTTATTGATTATGATGCTAGAGACAATAAATCTAAATTTATTGACTTTAAAAATAGAAAATTAACAGACTTTACTAAGTGTAAGACTAATAGAGTTCTAATACATGATGATATAAGTGATAAGTTCTCAAGTAAAGGAAGTCAAGATGGATTTACTGAAATTGAAGAAATATCATCAAGGTTCTCAAAATATACAATACAGGTTGTTGATGCTGATACCTTTGACGTTCAAATTAACGATATAGTCACATTAACTACTACAAGTGATGTTTTCTTATTAGAAAGAACTAGTGATTACACTAATCAAGTATTGGGATCATTTGATACTAAGATTGATAGATTTAATAGAAAAACTTTAGAATTCTCTCCTATTGAAAAGTTTGAAAAGGATTTTGATATAAAAGTTGTTAAGACATCATTTAATACAGATACAATATCTGATGGTATTAAAGAAATTGGATGTGTAGATTTAGTTGGTAAAAATGTTGCGGTTTCTGCTGCACAAACAGCAATGAGTGGTAATAATGTTATTGTTACTGGCACAACTACAACTAATATTTTACAATTCTCAGATACAGATTTTAATGGTTTCTTTGCTAATGTTTTAGTTAGAGATGATGCTTCTGGTGAAATTGATTATAATGAAGTTATTGTTAACTTCGATGGTACAGATACTTATATTTCAGAATCTTATACTGACGTTTTAGGAGTTACATATAGTTCTAGTTCTAATAGTAAAGTTGGTGTATTAACTGCTAGATATGATTCTGGTACAATTTTCTTTGATTGTATCAATGATAGATCATCTAAATTAGTTGTTAGTGCTAATGTTGTTGGTTTAGGAACTACAACTGCTGGTATTGGAACATTTAGATATCAAGTTCCAGGACAACCTGATGGATCTGAAAGAACTGCTAGATTTGAATCAAATTATGTTACCACGAATAACGGCACATCAGCAACAATTACAACTATTGATAGAAATGTTGATAGTAGTATAAAAGCATTAGTTAGAGTTTCTTGTGGTCAAACTAGTGCTATTCATCAAGCATTACTTATTCAAGATCAAAATGATGATGCTATAAGTATTCAATATCCACATGTTTCAATTGATGATATAAGTGGTATAGGAACATTTGGCACAGTTACTGATATTACTAATCAAAAGGTTAGACTTGAGTTTTATCCAGACTCTAAGTATAATTCAGGATTGGTAGAAATTCAAGCATTTACTGAAATATTCCAAACTGTAAATGATTTTGAAAATGAACCAAGTGCTTTACAGTTTGGTCCAGTATCATCCGAAGTCATAGTATCTTCTTATGATGGTATTAATGGCACAAGAGGAAATAGAATTAACTTTGATATTAAGCACGAAGGAACTCCAGTATACTTTAAGAAATTTAATCCATCAAATACCACTCAGGTTATTAATTCAACTGGAGCAGGAACTACGTTTAGTATACCTAGTCATTTCTTCAATACGAATGAAGTGTTGTCATATAAAGCAGCGTCTACTTTCATTGGTGTTTCTCCTGTTTCTGTAGGTATTGCTCAAACAGCAGATAATGATGGTAACTTGGTTACTATTATGCCACCAACAGTATTTGTTAAGGCATTAACTCCAGATTCTTTCCAACTATTCACCAAGAAAGAATATATTGCTGACGGTAAACCAATTGAAGTAACAAATGTTGGTTCTGGCAATGCTCATAAACTTGAAATGTCCAATAAATTGAGTAAAACTGTTATTGGTCTTGATGGTATTATTCAACAACCAATTACATATACATCAATTAAGCATACATTATCAAATGATATTGGTATTGGATTATCACAATTCAGTTTAAGTGGTATTAGTTCAGTACAACCAAGGGATGTATTGAAGATTGATGATGAATATATGAAGGTTGTTGAAGTTGGATTTGCTACAGAAACAGGTGCAACTATTAATTCATTCAATGGAACTATTCCTGAAGTTAAGGTTATTAGAGGATCTCTAGGTGTATCTGCTGGTGTTCATACTGCTACAACTAGTGTTCAAGTACATAGAGGATCATTTAATATTGTTGATAGTACATTGTGGTTCTTAGATCCACCTAAAGGTAATACTAGAACTAGAAGAGATGCTACTAATCTCCCATATGTAAAGGCAGAATTTAGTGGTAGAACATTCTTAAGAACAAATTATGATACCAATATGGTATTTGATGATATATCAGATTCCTTTACTGGTATTGGCAGAACTTATAGTCTAACCGTTGGTGGTGCTAATACTTCTACTGGTGTTGGTGTAGGAAATGGTATTTTATTCATTAATGGAGTATTCCAGACACCATTAACACTTAACAACTTAGGCAATAATTATGAAATCGAAGCAGATACTGTTTCTGGAGTCTCTAGTGTTACCTTTACTGGAATTAGTTCTGAAAATGGACAATTAATTCAATCAGAATTTGATATTAATCAAAATCAGGTTCCAAGAGGTGGATTGATTGTTTCTATGGGTTCTACTACTGGTGTTGGATATGCTCCACTAGTTGGTGCTAGAGTCTATCCTAAGATGACCAATAGTGCTATTAGTAGTATTGTTGGTATGGGTATGTCAGTTGGACCTATAGGTTCTGGTATTGAAACTGCAAATTATGATAACAATACTGGAATTATTACAGTTACAACTAATAAAGTTCATGGATTTGGATTAGGTAGTCCTGATACAGTTAAATTAGAAGATTTTGAATTTATTTGTCCAACTAATGCTGTTGGTACTCCTGTTACAGGCACAACATATGATCCAGCAACGGGTGATATGGTAATAACAATTGCTGGTCACGGTCTTTCAAATGGTGATGCAGTTAAGTTAGAAAAAGAATCAATTACCTTCAGTTGTGGATATGGCGGTGCTACGGGTGCTGCTGCTGAAAAGGCATATCCAAGAGAAACTGACCCTGCCTATGATAGGTATATGTACGTCTCTGACGTTACTACAGATACATTTAAGGTGAATGTATTGTTTGGTGTTACACCTACCAATACAGACGCACACACGTTCGTTTCAGCAACAACTAATGCTGTAAGAACAATTGGTGGTGGTGGATATGTAGGAGTTACTACAACAATATTCCAAGATCATGAAAGACCACTTCAATTAGTTGGTATTGTTTCTGAAAGATCGTTTGAAGTTAATGTTGGAATTACCAGTATCCCACATGTATATGTTAAAGGTGGTTCAGTTTGGCGTTATGAAAACGAATTAACATTTGGATCTGGATATCGTGAACCAGTTTCTATTGGTGTTACTGATATTGCTTATATTCATAATTTTGTAAGTGCTGCCACAGATTCTGTCACAGCATACACTGGATCCTTTATGGGTCAAAATTTAACACCTATAGATGCTGATTATGATTCAGTTACAGGTGCTTTCTTAATGACAGTATCCAATCATGGAATACCAGGACCAGTTGATTTAACAGTTAATTCTGCCGAATATGATGCTAATGTTGGAATATTAACAGCAAGTGCTGGTACAAAATTTGACGTTAGTGATGCTACTTATAATCCAACCACTGGTATTATAGTATTGACAATTGGTACACATACTTTAACTACCAACGATAAACTTAGGATAGAAGCAAATTCATTAACATTCAGTTGTGGATATAACGGTGCTACAGGTTCTGCTGCTCAGAAAACATATCCAAGAGCAACTGGAACAGGCGTAAATGCTGGAACTCCTGATCCTGGATATAATACTTTCTTAGATATAACTGCTGTAGATACTGTCGCTGGAACAGTTGCGGTGAAAGTATTGAGTACTACTCCTTCTACAAACGTTGATCCTCATACATTTGTTAGTGCTACTGCTGGAGCAGTATTTGCACCAAGAGTATTCACTAATAATGAGCAAGTTTACTTTGAACAGAATTCAATCACATTTAAGTGTGCTATGGATAATAATTCCACTACACACACTTATCCAAGAGAAAGTGATCCATCAAATGGTAAATGGTTATTAGTTTCTAATGCAACATCAACTGAATTTGAAGTTAATGTTGGGACAAGTCCATTAGTTTCACATACACCAGTATCAGGTACTACATATGATCCTAATACTGGATTAATGACTTTAGAGATTGGTGCTCATAGTTTGACAGCAGGTACAAGTGTTAAATTGGAAGAAGAATCAATTACCTTCAGTTGTGGATATAATGGTGCTACTGGTGCTGCTGCTCAGAAAGCATATCCAAGATCTAATGGAAATGATCCATATTATAATACTGCGATTACTATTGAATCGGTAACAGCAACTACAATAACCTTAAAGGTATTGAACACTGTTCCTTCTACAAACACTGATCCTCATACATTTGTAAGTGCTACAGCAGGAGCTGTTAAATCTGGTGGGTATTACGCTCATGTATTTGATTCTGCAACATCTAATGGTGCTAAAGCAACAAAATCACTTAAGATTGCTACTGAATCGATGGTGTTTACTTGTTCTAAAGATGATTACATGAGCAATCATCCATATCCTCGTCAAGTTGCTGGTGATGGAAATGCTGATCCTGCATATGATACTTTCTTACCAATAGTATCCACAACATTAGATACAATTTCAACTAATGTTGGATCTGGTGGTGGTGCTGGTAAAGGAGCAATAGTAACTGCTAAGATAGCATCAAATACTCATAAATTTGTAAATTCTATTGGGACTCACATATACAAGAGTTCTATAAGCAATGCCGTTACCATTGGTAGCACTAAAAAGGATGTTACTAATGCTGCATATACCCCAAGTACTGGAGTATTGGTATTAACCATAGGAGCACACACTTTCAGTACTAGTGATACTGTAACTATCGCACCTAAAGCACTTAACTTTACTTGCGATGCTGATAATCATGCTACAGAACACGCATATCCTCGCACAACTGATCCAGCATATAATACAGCATTAGCAATTACTGCTGTAGATCAGTCTGGTGGTACTATTACATGTAATGTTGGTATTCCTTATCAGTATGAAGGAATTACCGCAGATGTTGGAGGTCCTTTCACGGCAGATACAGTTGATTATGACCCACAATGTGGAATCATGACTGTTACGACTTCTGCTGCTCATGGATTTACTGCTGCTGCTGTTAGAAATACAACTAATGCTGTATATAATCCAAATGTTGGAATATTAACAGTCACTACAAATGTAAATCATGGATTTAGTAATGGTGATTATATTAAGATTGCTGAGAATTCTTTAATATTCTCATGTGCTAAGGATGGATTTATTAGTGAGCATAGTTATCCAAGAAAAGGAGATCCTCTCTTTAATAGGTGGGTACAAGTTTCAAATATTACTGCTAAGAAGTTTGAAGTTCAATCATTAGTAAATATACCTTCAACAAATGTATCAGACCATAGTTATGAGAGGTCTATAGCAGCAAATATTATGGGAGCAAATAATACTGTTCAAATTGCTGCTGGTTCTTTAACACTTACCTGTAATAAGGATCGTCATGCTACAAATCATTCTTATCCAAGAACAACTGATCCTGTTTATAATAGACCTGTTGGTATTGAGGCAGTTGAAAGTACTACTAAGTTTAGTATAGACGTTGGTAGATCTCCATATGGAACTGGTGGATCTCTAGAATTTACCATTGAGAATGGTGGATCTGGATATGTTAATCCTGAAATTGTTATCCCAGAACCAAATTATGAAAATGTCCCTGTTAAGGGTGTTTCTAGACTTGGTATTGGAAAAACAACAACTACAGGTGTTAATCTATTACTTAATTTAACAGTCGGAGCAGCACAAACTTCTGTAGGTATTTCTTCTTCACTATTTGAAATATCAAAATTTGATATAGCAAGACCTGGACATTCATTTAAAGTTGGTGATAAATTTACACCACTTGGACTAGTTACTTCTGCTGAAGTTGAGGAACCATTAAAAGACTTTGAATTAGAAGTTATTGAAATCTTCAATGATTACTTCTCCTCATGGCAATTTGGTGAGATAGACTTTATTGATACTATTAGAGATCTTCAGAATGGAATTAGAAAGAGATTCCCTCTATTCTTTAATGGACAATTGCTCAGTTTTGAAAAGGATGAAACCGATCCATTATCTGCTGATATAAACCTAAACGCAGTATTACTAATATTCGTAAATGGAGTATTACAGACACCAGGAACTGCATATCAGTTTGAAGGTGGAACTACGTTTACATTTACTGAATCACCAGGTGCTGGTGATAAGGTTGATATATTCTTCTATCTTGGACAAAGAGGAATTGATGTTGAGTTGATTGATATTCAAGAAACAATCAAACCAGGTGATGATGTTAGAATCTATCGTCATCCAGCATTACCAAATTCTATTAGTCAAGATAGAGAAAGAGTTGTAAAAGAAATTTTATCATCCGATTTAATTGAAACCGATATCTATACTGGACAAGGAATCAATGAAGATGACGATAAACCACTTAGTTGGACTAAACAGAAGATTGATAAGGTAATAGCAGGTGAATTGGTAACTAAAGCAAGAGAATCTCTTGAACCTTGTGTATATCCAACCGCAAAGATCATTGGTGATGTTAGTACAACATCTGGTGTAGGTATTGGATTACAAGATGGAATATTTGTAGATGATGCTGAATTCTTCTTCTATGAGGAAGGACCACTTCGCATTCCTAGTTCTGAAAGATATGGTATTACAGTTGATGCTGTTGACGCATTAATGTTACCAGCAAGTGGTGCAGAGAGTCCAGCAGGAGCATCTGTTACTGCTATGCTTAATACTGTTTCTATGGCTTCTACCACTATTCCTCAAGAACAGGTTACTTCAATAACTATCACTGATGGTGGATCTGGTTATACTACTGCTCCTACTATTAAATTATCAGCTCCACCAATAATTGGAGTTGGTATTGGAACAACTGCTACAGCAACAACGACAATTACAAATGGTTCTGTTACATCAGTAACTATTACTAATCCTGGATTATATCAGGGAGGAATTCCAAATGTTATTATTGAAAGACCTGCATATAAGCCAGAAAAAATTGAGTTATTTAAGTTTGCTCAAGGATTTACTGGAATAATCACTGGTATTTCAACTTCTGCAGGTACAAATAACAATCCTGTTGCTGTTAAATTCTTCTTTAAGACTGTTGATGGAAATCAGGCAGGTGATTTAAGAGTTGGATATCCAATTGCTATTAAAGATACTAAGATTGGTGATGGTGTTACATCCATTGACAGTCATGATACTTCACTCATTGGTATTGGTACTCAGTTCTTAGATAATATATACAAGGTCCATGCTATTACTACTGCGGATAAGACAGGTGAAATTACCTGTAATATACTAAGTACAACTAATACGGTTGGAATGGCATCTACTGGACAGTATAACCAAACTGACATTGGTATAACAACTTCTCTAGGAACAATTTCATGGGGAAGATTATATGGAGCAGATACAGTTAGAGCAGCAAATCCAATTTCAATTGGTGTAACTGGACTAACTATTGATTCTGGATTATCTACATTCCCAGTTCTTCAAAGAAGAAATTATTCTCTCGGATCCCTCAAAGGATTGAGGAATACTGGTGCTATTAGATTACAAGTTTGATTATGTCTATAAATAAAGAAAAAAAGTGTAATTAAGACAAGATAATGCCAGCAATTGTCACCGACCAATTTAGGATATTAAATGCTAGTAATTTCGTAGATTCTATTGATAATAATAATTACTACGTTTTTATTGGTTTACCTAACCCAACACAATTAACAGAATCAACTGTTGTTGGTTATGGTAGATCAGCAAATTGGAATACCAATCCACCACAACCACTTGATAGTTTCTCTACTAATGCTCATGCAGGAGATACTATGATGTTTGGTAAGAAGATTACTTCTGCTAATATTCGTAGGGTTATAAAGAGAGTTGATTGGACAGCAGGTACTAGATATGAAATATACAGAGATGATTATGCTAGTGATAATCGAAGTCCTCTGAAAAGTGCTGGTAGATTATATGATGCTCAGTATTATGTAATGAATGCTGATTTTAAAGTTTATATTTGTATTGATAATGGTTCTAATGGAGATAATGAAAAGGGAAATGTTTCTCAGGACGAACCAACATTTACTGATTTAGAACCATCAAAGGCTGGTGGATCTGGTGATGGATATGTTTGGAAATACTTATATACAGTTTCTCCTAGTGATATTATAAAGTTTGATTCTACAGAATATATTACTGTCCCAAACAATTGGGCAACAAGCACTGATCCTCAAATAAGAGCAGTCAGGGAGAATGGTGATTCTTCTATCAATAACAACCAAATTAAGCATGTATACATCGATAATGGTGGTTCTTCATACCAAACATTAACGGGTCAAGAGGTTGATATTGTAGGAGATGGTACAGGAGCAAAGGCAAGAGTAAGTGTTAATCAGGGTGTTATATCTGATGTAACAGTTAGTGCTGGTGGGCAAGGGTATAGTTATGGATTAGTTGATTTACAAGCAATCAACAATACATCTTCTGGTACTTCTGCAAAGTTAGTTCCTATAGTTCCTCCAAGTAAAGGTCATGGATATGACATTTACACAGAACTGGGTACAGATAAAGTTTTAATTTATGCTAGATTTGATGATTCATCTAAAGATTTCCCAACAGACACTAAATTTTCCGTAGTTGGTATAGTAAAAAATCCAACTGTTGGTGGTAGTGGTGGTACAGTTTCTACTGGATTTACTGGAAGTCAGTTTTCATCATTAAACGCAATGATATTTCATGATGAACCAAATAGTAATGATGTTACTAAGAAGGTTCAGGGAAATCCTGAAGTTGGTGAAATTATTGAACAGCAATTAATTCTTGCTAATGGTGATACAAGAGTTGCGAGAGCATATGTTGCTTCTTTTGATACTGAAACTAAAGTTTTAAAATACTTTACTGACAGATCATTAAACTACAAAGGTAGTAGAGATCAAACTGATTATATTGGTATCTCAACTGAAGGTCGCTTTTTTGATTTTTCATCTACTGGACCTGTAGTTGAAGGTAATTCCTCTGGATTTAAAGGTTATATAAACAGTGGTTACACTGGAATCACCACAAATCCAACTGGATCTAAGCAAATTAATTTGAATACCTCCTTCACAAGTGGGTTATCCAAACCAGAGATAAATAAAGGATCAGGGGATTTGGTTTATATTGACCATAGACCTTTGATTGCTCGAAATACTCGACAAAAAGAAGACGTTAAAATCATCCTGGAATTCTAAAGTAAAATGCCACAAAAGACTAATTTAAATATAAGTCCTTATTACGATGATTTTGATAAGGCGAAGAACTATTATAAGGTCTTGTTTAAACCTGGATATCCAGTTCAAGCAAGAGAATTAACAGGACTCCAATCAATATTACAGAATCAGATAGAATCTTTCGGTAATCATATATTCAGAGAAGGATCTATGGTTATACCTGGATCTGTCACATATGATAGTACATATTTTTCATGTAAGGTAAATGATGATCATTTAGGTATAGATGTTAGTATATACCTTGATTCATTAATAGCTAATGGTGGAACAAAGGTAAGAGGTCAAAACTCTCAGATAGTAGGTAAAATTGTTAATTATGTTTTACCACCAGCAGAAGGTGTTGATGATATTACAATATTTGTAAAGTATACAGAGTCTGATAGTGTTGGTGCAAGTGAACCATTCCCAAATGGAGAAATATTAGTTCTTGATGAGAATGTTACTTATGGGAATACAACATTAAATTCTGGTGATACTGTACTAACATTGGTTAGTGAAAATTCTACAGCAACTGGATCTGCTGTTGGTGTAGATAATGGTGTCTATTTTATAAGAGGTACTTTTGTAGATGTAACAAAATCTCTAATAGTATTAGAACCATATACAAACAAACCATCATATAGAGTTGGATTTGAAATTATTGAAGAAACTGTATCTTCTAATGATGATTCTACTTTAAATGATAATGCAAAAGGTTTTACTAATTTTGCTGCTCCAGGTGCGGATAGGTTTAAAATTAGTGTTAAATTAGCGAAAAAAGCACTTGATGACTTTGATGATACTAATTTTGTAGAATTAGTTAAAGTAAAAAAAGGTGAAGTCAAGAAAATACAGAATAGTACTCTTTATTCTGAGATAAGAAAATATCTTGCTAAGAGAACATACGATGAATCTGGTAACTATGCTATAAGACCATTTACAGTCAATGTTCAAAATTCATTGAATGATGAAATAGGATCTAATGGTTTATTTGTGGAGGGTGAGAAAACAGACGAACTTAATACACCTAACGATGATTTAGCGTGTATAAAGTTATCACCAGGCACAGCGTATGTTAGGGGATTTGATGTACCAATAACGGGTACTACAGTTTTAGATGTTGAAAAACCAAGAGATACTAAGTCCATAAAATCTTCCTCAATATCTTTCAAGATGGGAAGTCTTTTAAGAATTAATAATCCACATGGAACTCCTCTCGTAAACCTTGGAAACTCATCAACGGGCAGTAAACTTGCTAATAATGTAGATCTTTTCAGTCAAAGAAAGGGAACTGGTGTTCCAACTGCTGGTGCTGGAACTAAAGTTGGTGAAGCTCGTGTTTATTCATTTTCTCCTTCAGATGACACTTATAAGGATGCAACTACTGAATGGGATCTATACATGTATGATCTCCAAACATATACAGCATTAGAAATTGGTAATGGTGCTGGTGGATTAACTTATCAGCAAAATACTTTAGCTCCAGTTGGATCTAAAGTTAGGGGAATGAGTAGTGGTGCTGAAGCATATGTTGCTGATCATCCAACTGCAGGTACTATAAATGTTTCTCAAACTACTGGAAATTTTGTTGCTGGTGAAAAGTTAGTATTCAATGAAAGAACAAGTAGTGTTGGATTAGATACATGTACAGCTTCAGTATCTGCTGTAACACAATATACCATTGATGATATAAAATCAGTTTTCCAACCAACAACTGTCGGATCTCTTCAAAAAGATTTTACTGCAGATGCTGTTCTTTATGATAGAACTTTACCAAATTTCTCTAAAACGGATCAATTAAATGTTGCTACTGATGGAAGTAATGTTACTACTGCGACCTGTCCACAAAGAAGATTTTCTGGTGTTAATGGTGTAAAAGTAGATAGTATACTTGGATATTCAAATAGCACTTCAACTGATCCAGTTTATAATGTAGTTTCTGCTATTAGTAGTGATGGTGGTACTGTTACTCTTACAGCAGCACCTGCTGATGTTACTGGTATCTGTGATAAAGATTTACCAGGAACTAGCACAACAGTTAGTTCAACATTTACAGTTAAAGTTCCTAAAATAGTCAATTTTAATAGATCTGGACTTTATAGTAGATTACCTAAGAGAAATATTTCTACTGTAGATTTATCAGATTCTAATCTTATAGTATCGAGACAGGTTTCTGGTAAGTCATTAGAGTCAAGTGGTACTTATAATGGAAATTTAGTAGTTCAAGCTAGTCAAGTATTTGAAAATTCTGGAGCAGATGGTGCTTTAGGTATTACAACTGCATTCTTTGAACCATTTGATGCTGAAAGATATTCAATTCACTATAATGATGGTACTATTGAAAAATTAACATCAGACAGAGTAGAAATTTTATCTGGTGGTTCTGCAATAAGATTTAATGTACAAAGACCTGGAGAATGGGATACTGCCAATCCATCAAACCAAGGAGTTTTGGATAGTAATATAACAGTTAATGTTACTATGAAGAAGTTGGGACTCAGTAGTAAAGGTAAAACTTATAATAGAAGTGCTCAACTAGAGGTAACAAGTTCAGTAGGACTTTCTACATTTATTACACAAAGTAATGCTTATGGTCTACGTGTTGAAGATAAAGAAATATCATTAAATGTTCCTGATGCTGTTAAGGTTCATGCTGTATTAGAATCAACTGATAATTCTAAACCAACTCTTGATACTTTAGAATTTGTATCTGGATTAGATCTTAATACAAATACTTTTGTTGGTGAACAGGTCTTAGGAGTAGATAGTAGAGCTATTGGTCAAGTTGTAAACAGACCTAATGTTGGAAATAAAATTGAATTTGTATATTTAAATGGAAATAGATTTATTGCTGGTGAATCTGTAACTTTTAAAGAATCTCAAATTACTGCAAATATACAAAAATCAATTGAAGGTAATTATATTGATAGAACATCAAATTATACTCTAGATAAGGGTCATAGAAAACAGTTCTGCGACTATTCTAGAATTATGAGGAGAGGTAATTCTACCAATCCTTCTAAGAGATTATTGATTATTTTTGATCATTATGAAAATGCTGGAACTATAGGTGACTTCTATACAGTAAATTCATATTCTAGAAATAGATTTACAAATGATGTTCCTGCTATTGCTGGTAATAGAGCATCTGATGTTCTTGATTTTAGACCAAGAGTTAAGGCATTTGCTGATGTAACCGTACCATCTGGTAATGCTGAATCACCATTCGCATATGAGAATAGAGTATTTGAAACTGTTACAAGATATGTTGTTACACCAGATGAAAGTACAGTTCTTGGATATAGTTATTACTTACCTAGAATTGATAAGGTAGTAATTAATAAAAATGAACAAGTAAAATTAGTTAAAGGTGTATCAGACGATAATCCAGCACCACCAACTGAAGTTGGTGATTCTATGGAAATCGCTCAGATTACCTTCCCACCATATCTTTATGATCCTATTAAAGGACCTAAGATTAGATTATATGATAATAGAAGATTTACTATGAGAGATATTGGTAAACTTGAAAAGAGAATTACCAATCTTGAAGTAATGACTTCATTAACTGCTCTTGAACTTGATACAAAATCACTTCAAGTCAAAGATGCTGACGGTATGGATCGATTTAAATCTGGTTTTGTAGTTAATGACTTTAAAAATAGAGATTTTATTAACTTCAATACTGAAGATGGATCAAGATGTGATGTTGATGTTGTAAATAAGCAATTAGTTAGTGCGGTTGATTTTTGGTCAATGAAAGCACAGTTAGCACTCAATCCTGGAATTGATGCAACAACTGCTGATATGACATCCAACTTAAGTTTGTTGGATAGCAATACCAAGAAGACTGGAGATTTAATAACTTTAGATTATACTGAAGATAATTGGATTGTCCAACCACAAGCATCTGGTTTTGAAAATATTAATCCATTTAATGTTATTACCTATGTTGGTGCTATTCAATTAGATCCACCATCAGATAACTGGACAAGAACAATTTATGTTGACAATAAGAGAACAGAGTCTACTGGTAATACTTGGAATACAATATCTAATGTTGTTTCTGATAACACAACAACAGCAACTGATGTAGATGTAACTGTAACTGAAGTTGATCCTGGAGAGGATGATCCAAATACACATGGACAGTTTGATGGTAATCATATTGATACCACCACAACAACCACTACAACTACAACACAAACTGTAGAGACTAGTTTTACTAATCAATTAACTGGTAATAACCAAGAATTTGATTATGTTGAAAGTATTAAGATTAATGGTAATACAGATCCATTCATGAGATCTAGGAATGTTTACTTTGCTGCTAATGGATTAAAACCAGGTACAAAACATATTCATAAACTTGATAGTGGAGTTCCTGATATATTCCCTAAATTAATTGAAATTTCAACTACTGCTGGATCTGGTAATGGATTTACAGTTGGTGAAAATGTTAGGGTAATGAATGGGTTTTATACCATAGGTTATGTTAAAGCACAAGCACCAAATCATAAATTTGGTGATGAAAGTAGACCAGAATTTGCTGCTGGATTGGGACATCCTGCAGTTACTGTAGAGTCATATAGTGTTGATCCATTTGATAAATCAAGACCTGCACCTTCAAATACATATTCTTCAACATCAGTTTTGTTTAACTGTGATATTAGTGCCTTAGCAAATGGAACAACTCATTATGGTTATGTTGTTAAGGGTGCTAAGTTAGTTGGAGAAACATCTGGTACTGAAGCAACAGTAACAAATACAGATCTCATGTCTGATAACTGGGGTGATGTTTTAGGGGCATTCTTCTTTAGAAATGCTAATCAAACACCACAACCTTCAGTATTGTTCTACACAGGAACTAAGACCTTTAGATTAACTGCTAATACAACTGGAGCATTTGCTCCTCCAGGTGCTGGTCCTCTTTCTAGTGATGCTAGTGGAACTTATACAGGAACTGGAACAATATTAGAAGTAAATACAAGTACTGTTGGAGTTAGAAATCCACCAGAACCTTCACAGAAACCTAATGAAACTACATCTACAATAAGTGTAAATTCAACATCATCTACAACGAGAGTAGAAGCACCATATAGAGATCCTCTAGCACAATCATTTACTGTTGATGAAACTGGAGCGTTCTTAACATCATTTGATGTATTCTTTAAAACTAAAGATGATAATGCTAAAGTATTTGTTGAACTAAGAACTGTAGAACTAGGAACACCTACAAGTTTCCTTGTTCAAGATTATGCTCAAGTAGCATTAAATCCAAATAATATTAATATTTCAGATGATGCGTCTGTAGCAACTACAGTTAATTTTCCATCACCAATATTCTTGGAATCTGGTAAAGAGTATGCTTTAGTATTCTTATCACCAGGATCTGATGGATTTGAGATGTGGGTTGCCACTATGGGTCAAAAGAATGTGACTCCTCCTGTAGGACTACCTGCAACAACTGATGATTCTCAATTCGGTGTTGTTACTAAGCAATACATTGGTGGTAGTTTATTTAAATCACAGAACGGTACAATTTGGACACCAAGCCAATATCAAGATCTTAAGTTTACTCTTAAGAAAGCATCATTTGTTCCTTCAGGATCAGTAACTTTCTATAATACACCTATTCAACCTGGTGATATTAATACTCAATTATTACCTAGCAATCCAATTAGATCTTTACCTAGAAAACTTAGAGTTGGTTTATCTGGTGTTGCTGAAGCAACTGTATCAAGTATACCTGTAGGTAGAAAGATAAGTACAGGACTTGTTGGTGATATTGAGGATAATAGTATTACTGCTGTTATTGAAGAAAGAGGTGGTCCTATTTCAACAACACCTGTTGGATTAACCCCAGTAGCAAATGGTTCTGGATATGATGTTGCCACTCATTCTTCTACAAATTTCCTTTCTGTAGATGGTAATGGTACAGGATTATCAGGAAGTGTTGTTGTTGCGACTAATGGAGCATTAAGTGTCAGTAGTTTAACTAATGGGGGATCTGGATACAGAGTTGGTGAAATTGTTACTATGGATGTTTCTCAGACATCAACATTAACTGGTGGAGCAGGTGCTAAATTTGTTGTTACTGATATTCAACAAAATAGTATTGATACATTATACCTAACTGATGTTCAGGGTGAAAAATTTGTCAGTGGTGATCAAATTATTCATTATGGTGCTAATAATGATACAAGAACAGTTCTTACTGCAGTGACTGCTGCAGCAGATTCAGTTGTTATTGATGATTTACATTCTGGAAATATTGTTGAAGTTATTCAGCATAATCATGCTCATCATGGTTCTAATAACACAATTAAAATTACAAATATTTTACCAGATACTTCTAAGTCTGAAACAACACAAGACATATCTGCTTCTGCTACCGCAGTATCAGTAGCATCAACGTCAATTTTTGCTAATTTTGCTGGTATAACAACTGATAGAGGTGAAGCATTATTGAATAATGAGATTGTATCGTATGTAATCGGTTCTTCTAATATATTATCATTAAGTGGTAGGGGTGTTGATGAAACTTTTGCACTCTCTCATCAAAGCGGATCTACTATCCAACCATATGAAGTTAATGGAATGCCATTGACTAAAATCAATACCACGCATACAATTCCAACAAATTCTACACTAAGAAATCTATCTAATATTGATAATTATTACTTGGAAATTGATAGAGGAATTGGCAATAGAGCTGCTGGTAAAAATCAATTAAACTTTATTAGTGAAAAGACTGTTGGTGGCAATACTGTTGGAATATCTCAGAATCATCAGTTTAGTACACTATCTGCTCAATTTAATGTAATAACACCTGGCAAAACACAAGTTAGTTCATCATTTAGAACTATAACTGGTACAAGTGCTAATGGAAACGAAGTATCCTTCATTGATCAAGGATTTGAACCTACTATTTTAAATGAAACTACATTCTTCCCAACACCTAGACTTATTGCTTCTAGAGTTAACGAGGCTGCTAGATTAGATTCTCTTCCAAATCAAAAATCACTTACACTGAAAGTTGATATGGTATCCAGTGATCCCAATCTTTCACCAGTATTGGATGCTCAGAACGCAACATTTATTGCTGGAAGAAATAAGATTAACAATCCAATAGGCATAGATAATTATGCTAGTGATACTAGGACAACAAAAGTTACTGGTGATCCACATGGATCCATCTATGTGACAAGAAGGGTTAATTTGAAGCAACCAGCAAGTTCATTAAAAGTTCTTGTTGCTGCTAATGTACAACCAGAAGCAGATTTCAGAGTTTATTATAGACTGTTTACTGCAGATTCTAGTGAAGTTTCTCAAAATTATAGAGCATTCGCTGGATATAAAAATCTAATTGATACAGATGGTGATGGATTTGGTGATCAAATTATTGATATTGGTTTGAATGACGGTAGAGCAGATGCTAAAGTCAATAAGAGTGGTCAAAATGACTTCTCAGAGTATCAGTTTAGCATTGATGATTTAGAGCAATTTAGTGGATTTGTAATTAAGATTGTAATGACATCTACTAATGAATGTGTTCCTGTTAAATTAAAAGACTTTAGAGCAATTGCTTTAGCATAATGAAAACATTTCAAGAATTTTTACAATTATGTGAAGGTGGATTAGCAAGATCTCTTTCTAAGTCTGACAAATTTGATACTGGTCACATATCACCAGATCGTGGTGATGATGAAAATGAGAATCGTAAAAAAAGATCAAATCTTGAAAATGATTTGAAACGAAATAAAATTGGTTTTAAAAAATCAACTGGAAAATATAAGTACGATGATGGATCGGATGCTCGTGAAGTTTCTTATTCAACATCAAGACCAAATACTATGTCAAAGACAAGGTTTGGTAGAGTTATGAGACGACTTGGTAGTAAGTATGGTCAAGAATCAGTTATTACAAAGAAGGCAGGAAAGGATGCTAGATTACACTATACTGATGATAGTGGAAGAAGTCCTGATAATATAGGATCAGCAAAAGCAGGTCCACATCCAGATGGTTATGGCGAAACTGGGGAAAAGAGACAACGTGGTAAAAAATTAAAAGATAAGAAAAAGGATAGAGACTTCCATTATTCATGAGGAATTCGGTAAATCCAGCAACTAAATTTATTATAGATCCTAGTGGATCTGGTAAATTAGTCAAATTTCATCTTCCAATAGATCTTAGGACTGTTGAAGAAAAACTAAAACAATATCCATTTAATCAGATATGAAATCTTTTAAAC